TTTTAGCTCATCAATAGCGCGATCCGACTCCCATGTCTTAACCAGGCTTATACCTATGCGGCCATCGGGCAATATTGCGCCAGCCATTAGAGCTGCGTGGCGTTTAGAGTGCGGCTCAATGTCAAAGGCAAACATCGAATACATGCCAGGCGACAGGATTAGCTCAGGATCGGCGCACTCATCCCAGCTGCCAGGTGTCCACGGCGATAGATCCGTGCCTACCCACTTGCATAAGTTCTCAGTCATTACCGCGCTGTAATCAGATGTAGCGACTATCTCCTCGATCGCGGCCTCGGTAATTAGGTAACCTAAAGACGGGTTAGCCATCGCCCAGGCCGATCGATCCCATATATCGCAGCCATCATGCGCGCTGTACTCGTAATAGCCCACCGACTTAGGCGGCTTGTTTAGCGATCTTTCGCGCATGTCATTTAGGACGTGGCTATCTTTAAAGCCAGCGTTAGACGTGTAAAAACGCTGCGAATTAGGGCGCGTTAAGGTCGTGCTCTTTACGGCATCCATAGCCTCTGTACCGACATGGCGCAGCTCATCAATCCAAACCACATCGGCCGTTAAACCACGGCTAGAGTCTGCAGTCGCAGCTACTACGCGCACTTCTGCACCCGATTCTAGGATGATTCGGTTATTGCCGTTAGTGCGCTTGTAAGCCTTTTCGATATTGCCGCCCTTTACCTGGCTGCGTAAGAACTCGTTGCGATCAATAATGCCTGCCATGATCTCTAGCGACTTAGATGCCATGAGCATCTGCGAGCTCATAATCAATATATTCATCTCGCCAAAATAGAACAGCCCAGCTAGTACGCGCATACGCAGAACATGGCTTTTACCGGACTGTCGGCTGCAAACTAACAAGCTAGATTTTTTTATAAACTGATCGTTTCCATCTACGGCGCACATATCTCGCAAAATTACGATCTGCCACTCAAGTAAGGGCTGGCCGATTTTCTCAGCTAGTTCAATGATGGCATCTACCTTAGATTCGCCTTCAAGCCATGGCGTATGTAATCGAGGCCTAACAGCCCCCGTAAGGGGTGGTGGGTTTTCTACCAGTTCTAGTTTCATTTCCTAGAGATTACCAGTCATAGGGCCTTTGTGGACGGTTTCTACCATGCTCGGGGATAAACAGGACGAAAAGGCAGGGGGGGTAGCCGTCTGTGCTAAAAAAACGCCTTGATTACGAGATCCACGCTTGCTATTGCATCTACTACAGCATGCAACCATATTGTTAGGATCGTAAGCCTCTGCCTCGGTTGATCTTGATACTGGGATTATGTGATCTACTGTATTAGCTGGCTGGTTGCAGTAATAGCAGGTGTACTGATCCCTTGCCAAGACTGTAAGCCTGATCGCTTTGTACTTACGCTGACTGCGTGGGTCACCTCGCTTAGCCATCAGTAATGTCCGGTCTTTAGATGGTATGCCAATGCCTTGCAAGGTGTGCCATACCTATGGGCTATGTATTTAAGTCCGGCATCTATCTGCTTATAAGGGTCTTTAGTCTTTAGCTTTAATAGCTGTGGTATTCCATAAGCAGATGATCTCTTGTTATCAGCTCTTGGATTCCATTGTGACTCACGAGTCCAAAGCTTCTCTAAACATAGGTATTGCCTACTGTTAGTTAGTTTTATATGACTATAGAGTTTATATTTTTCTTTCTCTATATCATTATTATTAATAGCATAAGCATTGTTTATAGATGCTATTACAAGACTAGATTGTATCATACCCAACCAAATCCATTTGAATTTACGCGGGGTCTTGGGCGTGTCGCTACTCATTACAACCATGCTTCTCATCTGGGTTAAAGTCGCAAAAGTAGCAGCCTGCGTTTTCTCCACAGGTTATACACACATATTTAAATTGGATGCTATCGCAGCAATAGTTATACACACCGTTATCCTCAACTGTGTAGAACTCCTCACCAAGCTGCTTAGTCATTTACTACCACCCCATCCAGTCCCCTTAAATATGATCGATGGCGCGCTAAACACTCGTATCATAGGGTAGCTGCAGCACAATGGACTGCTATCTCCGTGTGTATTTACCGGGTGATTCATCTCTAGTTCAACGCCGCATTGATCGCAGCGATACAAGTAACTAGGCATTTTGCACCGAATTAGGCATGACCGTATAGGCACTCATGCAGTTTTCACATTTAATAATAATGATCGGCACAATGCCATTAACCAGGTGAACCGAAAGGCTCATCTCTTTGTAATACTCACAATTACAGCTGATCTTTAGTTCATTAGTCATGCAATATCTCCTCATCTGTAGGTACTTGGCTATCTAATAGCATTTCAATGCCCATAACTCCACAGCCCAAACATTGTACGCAGACCACGTTAGGCGGTAGATTTACAAATTCATCTACGATCTTGTGTGTTTGCATCCCCTTACCGATCTTGGCGCAAACCCGACAGTTAATCCTCAGTAATGCCATAGATCGACTTCCTCAATGTGTCCATCTCAAATAACTCACGCTGAGATATCCAAAAGTTACCATCAGCAGGGTTATAATATTTGACCTTTTTAGCCCACAACACGGGCATCCAGCCAACGATTTGATAAACAGGTGACTTATTTACGCACAAAATAGCCACATCGGTTAGGCGTGGGTAATCCTTATGGATAATCAAATGGCCATTAATGTATTTAGTCCATTTAACCTCAAAGCCAAGATTGCCTACCTGTATATCTGGTGCATCGTGGAAAGTATTGACCGTAGGTATAAAGTTACGAATACCCATGTATTGCGCTACTGCGATCTCAGCCCCAGCAGCTTCACTATGTTCAGCTATAAACTCATGAAAGTTTATCTTTGTGTTATATCGGCCAGCATGGTCAGGCGTATTAGCCTTCTCGCCTGTGCTACGGGCAAACCCACTAGCTGCTGCCTGTAACTCCTGCGATCGATCTAAGATTACCTGGACTATCTGCGCCATCTCGGTTATAGCCATATTGGTTTGCATTGGTCGCTGCGTGATTTGTTACTGCATGTATAGCCCCGGTATTTTGATCCAGTCTTTTCGCTTACGCCTTCTTTGTAAACCATACGGCCGTGTGAGCAGATCGGTGCAGGGTCTAATACCTCGCCACCTAACTGCGCTTTAATGTCTGCGATGCTTTCCGCAGCTGGGCGCACACTTCCAACGCCATCAACCTTTACTACAGGTGTAGCGGTTGCCCATAGGTCAACCTCTACTGCAGGCTGAGCAGCTAGGCGTTCTACCTTTTCCATATCTTGACGTGTAGGCCGTGCATCACTTGGCATAAGTAACCCGATGGCTCGACCGATTGCGCTTGTGCTGCAGTTCTCGATCCAAAAGTCACGGTTTACGCCTCGATCAGTACGCAGCTCATAGGCATAGTCCACAGCTGCCGGTACTACATCCTCATGCTCACGGAATACGCTGGCACGGATAATCACATAACCATCTTTGACGTTTATCTCAACGATCTCAGTAATGATCCTGCCTGAGATATGTGTTTCCCTAAACCGCTTAATGCGGCTGTTTACATCCTCATAATTATTTAGGTCAAAGGCCATTACTTAACCACACGATCACTAGCTACACGCATACCAGCTGCGCGGCCACGATTGTAGCCATCCTTAACGCCTTCTTTGTAACCGACTGACCAACCTACGATAAACCAAGCAATACTCACCATTATTACAAATACTGCTACTTTTTCTATATCCATTTACTTCGCCCTTGTTTGGGTTAAGCCGTGCTACACCGAATTAGGTAGCCCTGCCTAACGTGTAAATTAAGGGTAAGGGCTGGGTATGACAGCGGTCAATAACCGACACGCCTAACGGCTTAAAAGGATCTCATAAATACTATCCACCTTGGCCTCGATGCGATCAACACGGCCGCGTAGGTTATGGCCACCGTTACCGTCTTGGCGTAATTCGCTTAGGTAATACTTCACTAGATGGCGAACCAGCCCAGCCGCAAACCCCATAAGAGTACATAATCCTATGGCTATTGCTATAAGCGACTGGGCGGCCGTCATTATTTGATGCCGAAAGTCTTATCGCTGTGGTTGAGTCCACGCAATAATGGCCCAATCAGGCCAGCGATAAATGCGTTAGCTAGTGTCTTAGGGTCTGAAATTCCTGACATATACAAGGCAGCAGCGCAACTTGCGGCAGCTCTTAGATATGACAATCCAGCAGCTATAGCTTGTTCTTTCATGGTCTTACTCCTAAATGCCCTTAATTGACTTGTTTCAATACTGCAATCGTATGCGTACCCGATGCAGCAATTCCATATAAGCCTTCATGATCTCCTACAGGCACTTGCATTTTATCGCCGTTATCTAGTTTGTAACCATTAGATGTAGTTACGTTAGCATCGCCTAAATAGACAGCACCGCCGCCTAGATTATGTAGCCATACTGTCTGATCCATAATATTTGCAGCTACTAAAAGCGTGGCTGTAGTGGTTACTGTTACTTGTGCGCTAGTCGGCATATTTTAATCCTAACTTTTCTATGTGTTTGGCTGTTTTAACTGGATCTAGTGCCAATTCCCAATGCATTTCATCTTTCCTAGTCCAATTACCGCCCCAGTTCAAAGCATATTTTTTAGTCAATGCCTGGATCATTGGAATTTTCTCAGCTGGGAAAGTGCCAGCCTTGCCTAACGGATGCTTAGTCGCATTAAGGTCAATGGCTGTGCCGCTGCTGTGGTTACTTAACTTGCCCGGTACGCCTCTAACGTCACGATAGCAGTAGCCCCAATCATCTAACGTACCCCCATCGATCTCCTCGATAAGTTCATGGAAATCCTCAGCAAAGGCAATTAGTAAGGGCGCAGCTAAATAGGCGCAGCGCAGCTTGATCTTTGTACCCTTTACTGGGTAAGACTTGATACGGATCGACTCAACATCCTTAGATGCTGGCCAGCCGTTATAACTTATCGCACTCATGCCAGCAGTAGGGCTGCTTCATCGGCCGTTAAGCCTAGCTTTGTTAGTAGCGCAGCTTTAGCATCGGCCTTGGCTTTAGCCTCAGCCGCTAACTTTAATTGCTCTGCCTCATCTAAGTCACGTTGCGCGTATTCCTCTTTAGTAAATTCGCGCTTAGTTTCGCCATCTTGTATGAATAATTTATCAGTCATGTTATTCCTTAGTTTTGGTAGCCGTAAACGGAGTATTGCCCGCCAAAAGTGCCAGCAGATTTTAAAACGGATAATGAATCGTAGGCGATTGAGTCTGTCCATGCGCCTATATTCATTGTTCCCATATTGTCGTTCGATCCCATTATTGCCATACGACCGACTCCTGCGCTTAATGGAAAAGTCACATCAATAGAAAAAGATGCTCGACTAATTGTTCCAGTTGTCATACCTAAGCCTATTGATGTTTGTGCCGCACCTTGCGGATAAACTAAGCCACC